GTTCCTCCCGGAATGTTTCAGCAGATCATCAACAAGGATACGTACTCACAGCTTACTCATGGTAAGATGAAGAGTACACTTCGAGATGTGTTCTTCGGTATGACCGATGCTCGAAATAAGGTTGTTGACCTTATGACGGGTACTGGTGGTATGGAAGAGTTTGACCGTGCAATGAAAGATGAACTGACCTCTAACGTATACCAGCAGTTGAATGATGGTAAGTTCGTTACAGGTTCTGGTCGTAAACTCACGTTGACGGGCTACTTTACCACGTATGAGCACATTGACGGGTATACCATACGGCTTACTTACAACCCGCTGTTTGATCATGGCGTGGTTGCTGAAGCAGGAGAAAAGCATCCGACATCGGGACTTCCTCTTGAAAGTTATCGTATGGTCTTCCTTGATAACTCTAACTACGAAGGTGAGTCTAACCTCACGATGGTTAACAAGAAAGGTCGAGAGTTCCTACGTTGGGCCGTTGCTGGTTCGACAGTTCCAAGGGGATTCGATCAAGGGAGTAACCTTCGGGCGAGTGATATTGACGGTGCAGCGGTACACTTCCTGAAGATGGGACACGTACTGCTTCGCAGGTTTGATACGAGTCTCGACTTGCAATGTGTTGCGAGCTAACAAGTTTAGCTTACAGCCTTTGATGGGAGAGACAATCTCCCATCATCATCACACAGAATAATAAAAACCCCCTTAGAACAATGGAAAACGTATCTGTAATGGGTAAAGAGATTACTTTGAGAAGAAAAGCTCCGGGTACGGGGCAGATCTCTAGTGATCTTGCTGCTAATGCTGTCACTAAGATTAGTAGTCTTTTTAAGAACAATATCCTGTATAAGCCTCTAACTCCAGAAGAAGAAAAGAAGTGGCTACCTCTAATTCATGACATTGACCCTGAGTCTAAAGATTGGCGTAGAAATGCTGATAGATTCTGGAGAGAATTTGAGATCAAGGTAGATGAAGAAGGTCCTATTCTTAATATAAGTCTGCGAGCAGATGGAGAGCCTGTAAACGTTAGAGATTACGTTATCTATCGTTTTGCTGCTTCTCATCCAAAGGTTGCTGAGAGTGAAGGGAAGATGAGATCGGAAGGAAGAGATTTCTATGTCCATGATCCTGAGAAAGTGAAAATGAAGCAACATGCTAGTGTGAGTCTTCGAAAAGAGGCGTACACTAAGTTTGCTGAATTATCTGGTACAGAGGTAGGACTGGGTATCCTCAGTAGAGTCCTTAGAATGAGAGGAGTTAATCCTGACTTCATGACTGCTGTAGATGTAGACAACGCAATTAGCGATGTTGTATCTAATGAGCCTGAAGCATTCTTGAAAGTAGTAGGAGATAAAGATCTTAAAGTTAAGGCTATAATTGAGGAGATGGTTGCGAAGAATGTTATTAATAAAGTAGGCACTAACTACTTGTTTGGTGATACAATTCTTGGTGCAACTATGATGGAAGCTGTCTTGTTTATCAAGAATCCTTCCAACAGTGAGACTCTTAATATTCTCAAGGCCAAGCTTTCCGAATCTCGTAAGACCCTTCCTGATAAACCACCTGAAGAAGTAGTAATGGAAGGTTCAACTAGAATTGATCAGGGTAACTTAGGCGTTGCCGTATGACAGTAGTTGAAATGCACATAGCCCTCAATCTAGGCTTGCAGAGGATAGGTTCTAATGCCTTTGATGACTTTCAGAGTGAAGAGATAGATGTCTATCTGAATGACTCTGTAACTAAGTATATAAAGGCTCTTGTAGCCATACTTAGAGATTCAGATGATAACAATGCAGTAAAGATAGCTAATGAGAACTTGTGGACGCTAGTAAAGGATACTGATACGCCTGCTCTGAGTCCACACGGTATTTATCCTAATAGTTTTACAGGGGCTGTACCTGCTGACTACTACATCTTTCTATCTGCAATTGCATATGATGATGCAAACTGGTTTAGATGCTCAGTTAAGAGTCCTATAGATTGGCAGAGCTATCTACCTACCTATAAGAATAAGCCGATATTCAGAGAGGTTCCTGTTCTTCTATCCAGTGGTGTGTTTACAGTTATAAAGGACAGGGAAATGTCAGATCTCACCAAACTCAGGATAATCTACGTAAAGGCTCCTGATGTTATATTGAGAGATGATGATACTCCCGGAAACAATGTAGATTGTAACTTGCCAGATCACACTCATCAAGAAATAGTTGATATGTCTGTCAGCTTGATGATTGAAGATTTGATGCAAGGTAGAGCTAAAGCTAGCTAAGATGACAGCAGTTGAAATGCAGGATGCTTTTGTTACCGAGCTTACGCTCTATGGTAAAAGAGCAAGTGTTGATTCTGAGGATATCTTTTACTTCCTGAACAAAGGTCAGGAAAAGCTGATAGCAGATTGGTTCTCTGGTTTGAACCCTACAGGTAAGGGTTTTGATCAGAGTCAGATGATGACAGACTTTCTCCGACCGTTACAAATTAAGAATTATAATATTCCCACGGTCTATGTCGGAGTTATACAGGCTAGTGTACATGCAGATAAAGTTGTTCTTCCTAATGACTACTTGTTTTTGATTTCAAGTAGATCTATTGTGAAAGATACAGCTAATCCTGCACAAACCGCAGGAGTACAAAGGACTGGAACAGGGACAGCTACTAAGGTCTTAAATAGACAGATTCAAAGTGATGATATCTATAGACTTTTAGATGATCCCTTTAATACTCCAATAAAAGCTGATCCTCTGGTAGACCTTGCTGGTGGTGATCTCCACGTATTTACTAGTGATGTTTTTGTTGTCACTGATATAGAGATCAACTACATTAAGGAACCTACAGAGATTTCGGAAAGTGGGAATAGTGATCTTCCCAATTTTGTTCATCAAGATATTGTTGACTTGGCAGTTACAATGTTTCTCGACAAAAACAAAGAAGTCGAAGACAAGCAGAACCTGACCGAGCTAACAAGCGTAACCTAACCTTAACCTATTATGCAAGCTCTTACGCAAGTTTTAGTGCAAACGGCAGGGGCAATTTCGAATGGTTCTGCTACTGACCCCGCATCGGTAACAGATGCTACGATAGCCATTTTCGATGTTGGTTATCCCTCCGCTCCCGGTGAGATAGATATCTCTTCGGGTTCACCTGTAGTTGCAGACTACAACGTCCTTCAACTTGTTCGGGGTGTAGCTAGCGGGGAACTACCCGTAGTTACGACCGAACTTCAAGTGAGTCGTATTAAGCGAGTTCTGAAACGGGCATACCGGGCAGCCGCTGCTCAGGTAACGACCATTTCTAGTGTACCCGCTGTTCCTACGGCTGGTGGTGTGTATACCATCCGAATTGGTCATACTGCTCATCAACAAGAATATCCCCATAAGCTGAAGTCATATGACTTCCGATATGCTGCGGGTGGTACTCTGGATCTAGATGATATTCGTGCTGTTATCAATGCTGATGCAAGTCGTATTGTTAATGGTACGGGTACGACTACGTTGATTCTCACCGCAATTGCTACGGGTGAACCTTTCGATGTAGCTTTGGATGATCTGTTCATAGGTTCTACGGAGGTCCTTACAGCTAGTCCAGATGGAGGTAGTGGTACCTACGCTCAAGTTCTTGAGCTTGAGAAGAATGTTAAAGGTACTGTTGCAGAGTACTATGTGAATGATCAGATCCTTGGTCCAAGACCGGGAGATAGCTTCACGTTCCCGCCCCGAACATTCGCTGTTTCTGGTGAACTCTATGCTATGTACACCATCGAGTATCAGAACAACTTCGATGAGTCGATCAACCGTAGCTTTGGTCATCAGGAGATTATACTGGCTATAGATGCTGATATAACGAATGAATCGGAGTTTGAGGATTTCTTCGCTGCTATACTCACTACAGTTTAGTAGGATTTTTTAGCAAAAGATTAAAAGGGAGGGGTGGTGTAGCTTCCCTTCCCTTTTTTTCTATAACCAAAGGTAAATAAAATGGCGAAGATACGAGTATATGGTCTAAGGACAGGGCAGGATAAGCTTGTAGAGATTGCAGATGAGATCCGCTTTGAACCCCCCAGTGGTTCAGGTATTTCAGCATTGGATGTAGAAGCTGCTGTTCTTGAAGTTCTAAGAGAACGACAGCCTACGCAAGTAGCGACTCTAGTTGCTGTTGGTGCAGAGATGATTGCTGGTGGTGATTTTGCAGCAGATACTGGTTTTACCAAAGGAACAGGTTGGACTATTGCAGCAGGTGTTGCTGATTCAGATGCAAGTCAAGTTGGAGATTCAGATTTAACTCAGACTCCTGCTGTAGCTCTAGTTGAGAATGCACTATATCTTACTTCCTTTAAGACAGCTAACCGAACTGCTGGAAATCTCACTGTTGTTGTAGGTGGTACTGAAGGTACTGATCGTGCAGGAAACACAACCTATACGCAGTATATACTGGCTGGTTCTGGCGCTGATCTTGATCTTAGAGCAGATGTAAACTGGGATGGAGATGTAGATGACTTTTCTGTCAAGTTGGTACCAGATGTAGCTTGGGATGTTGATACTTATAGTAACTTAAGAATTGCTATTCCCAGTGGTGTAACCAGACAACTTGCAGCACCAACCAATCAGGCAGATGGTGGACTATACTTCCTTCATGTAACTTTTGCTGGTGCTGGTGCAACTCTCCTCTTTAGTTCCAACTTTAAATGGATAGGAGGTTCTGCTCCTACTATTTCAGGTACTGATGAAGGAGATCTCCTGATGTTCTTTTCTGACGGAACAAATATGTATGGAATGGTCAGTGCTGCTGACGTAAAAGCTGCGTAAGCCGGAAAGGGGAAGAGCCAACCCTCTTCCCTTTTCTACTCATCATCCGGGGTCGCGCCCTCCCCTCAACCGGGTTAGCAGCATGATAAGTCTGCCCATATCACTTCTTCTTCAGGACGTTCCTAGTACTGAAGGATTCAGAAGTGATCCTGTCCTATATGTTCTTATAACAGGACTCATTGGTATTGTTATAGTACTGAGTTTTGTTGTAAGATACTTATATAAGGATGGTAGAAAGGATGCTAAGAGATTACAT